TTACTGACATAATTAGCAAGGTCTTCAAGAAGATCATTCCATTCTGTCGGTTTGCGATCAGGCTTGCAAAAGCCGATCACAATCGGGCATCCTGGAAGAATCTTTAATATACACTCACGAAGATATTCGTTTCGCAAGTGTGCTGGCACGTTGGCGGTATAACCGACAATATGCTCACCACAATCGCGGCAATAAATATCAATAGTGCGTGCATTATTGAGGACAGTACTAGTCATGTTAGTTCCTTTCTGGGTTAAACCAGATAGGAGCAGGCTTCATCAAGCTCATCAAGCGCGACGCAAAGTTCGTGCCATCCGAGTTCCATAAACGGTCCCAAGTCCAAATGGACAAGGTCCGTATACGGGATGAGCCGTCCTATCGGGCGGTTCTTTCGGATACGCAAACCTAACATCACGCTGAGCAAGATCACTAAGGGGCTCCCATGAAAGACCATAATTGGTCTTTCGGGTGTCGACGTATTCAGATACAGTCCGAGCATGCTCATGACTGTACTGGCTGGTAAAGAAATCCAGCAACGGCGACGCCCCCTCTCGGGCATGCTTTCTCGAGCGGTCAACTCTTGACCAAACTCGAACATCGTACCGATGAAGGCGGCTATTCCATCTTTTAACAAGATGAGATTCGCAGCCTCCACTATACGATGCGAAACCCGAGAGACCTCGCTGTGACGGACCCACGATTCTTGTTGCGCGCAAAACGCGAACAGGTATCGAGGCTCGTAGTCGTTCACTGGCATGCCAAAACCCTTTCAAAAAGAGGTTATTGGTTGTGTCAATAATTGACTCTACATCAGCGAGGGCGTTGACGGCTAAGACCTTCGGACTTACTGGGGTCACATCGTACCCCATATACCCGTCGGTGCCACATGACTCTCTGAAGTGTCCGTCTTTGAAGCTTTTCGCCTCATTAACTTTCAACTGCAGATATGTCATAACACGGCATAGCCGTTCGTACCCGTATCTAGGTATGATAATATCATCACCATAGATACGGACCCGGTTACGCAGCCGGTTTATCGATTGTATACTTACGTCACCGTCAAGGCTAACGCCTAGAGCGATGCATAGGAATACAAGAGATTGAATCGGAAACGTAACATCTGTACCTTGCGTGGCGAACTTCTTCAGAAGAAGATAGTCCATATGTCCGGGAATCTCAACCCGAACATACCGCGTTCGTGCGGCGTGCAGGGCGGATAGGAGGGAAGGATTCTTCCTAAATATCCGCTCCACGGTCCAACACGAAAGACGGTCGCTAGCATCCGAAAGATCTACGGTTGCTAGACGACGGTCCAAGGAAGCCTGGAGTACCAGGTCACCCGACGACTGCTGACTATGGAAATCGATGAAGTTACCAATAAAGGTAGCCTTCACACGATCTCTTAAGAAAGCTTTGACACCTTGCTGACAAAACATATGTGATGTCGGCTCGATGGCAATATACCTCGGACTTTTTACGGTCTTAGGTACAGTCTTAAGGCGAGCTGGAGGCTCGTGGTTAGCGAGCCTCATCTCACCGCCCATATGCGTTTCAGCATATAGGACACGTGGGAACGTATAACCAAGCTTATCTGGCCAGTTGACGAACTGGGATTTCTCCCAAGGCGGCAACCGTTCAGAAACAGCACCGGGACCATGCTTGAAGCCAGGAGCAAGACCTCGCTCGCGCCTCCACTCAACGTGGAGATACGGGTTGTAAGGTCCTATCTCTTGAGATACCAGGTCCGATACTCGTTGGACCTGGGCTAGGAGCCTCTGAAGGCCGGCATCAGGACATGGTGACCACTCGACATTGGGAAGAAAGGCTAAGCCTTCTTCTTCTTGAAGAGCGATTTCACCAGACTGAATACCGACTTCCCTAGGGAAATCAAAGAGGTCGCCAAGGTGGCGGCCACAATGATCTTCGGGGGCAAGTCTGTCGTCGGACCAGTTGAGACTGGGCCGTCGAAGTCTCCGTTCGATGTCATGGTAGTTCCTTACTGAAGCGCTGATGCGCTCAGGGGAGCAAACCGCGGCAATGTTCTTCCCAAGGCGAGAAATCTGCCTTAGAAAGAATAAAGCATTGACATCTACGTCCTGCTTCAAGTGACCACTCTTATCGAAGATACGCAGCCACAAACCCGAGAATAATCTCGGGCAAGTGACCCCGCGAGCACATCCCGCCATGGGATTGTGATCAACGGTCAGGCGTCCTGTTTCGAGGCCCTTAGTTAAAAAGGAGTCGAATTCAGGAAGGAATAGCGAGAAAGTCGCTAGACCATAACTTCGACAATCACGGGTGAGTCTATCAAAGTCTTTGATAAACCCATCAGCGAGGGCCGGGTACGACCGAGGAAAATCTCCTAAGAGAAGTCCCTCGGCAACTCGGAGTAGGCTGTCCACTTGGCTTTTAAACATCGGGACTCCTTTCGAGGTCCTTATTGTTCCAAGCCGCGGATCGCAATCATCCACGATTGTGCCGTTGGACACAACCATGGCCCAACTGCAGGAGATTAACTCTCGTAGTTGAGCATCTTGGTAACGTTCGCACCGGACGAGCCGGAGAGGAACGCCAGCAGACCGAGAACGACGTGAGTCGGATCGGTCAAGGTGTCACCTTTCTG